GGCGATATCCGCTCCCAACTTCTCCGCTTCAGTCACGACTTCATCCCACATCGACAGATGAGGCTGGATGGCCGACAGCGCTGCCTGGTCGACTGCCATCTTGGCGTGTGCGGCGTCCAATGCAGCTTGCGCGGCGGTGATGGCGGCCTGGTCTGCCGCGATATCGTCTTGAATGCTCACGGTCACAGTCCTTTCCGCGACATTTGTTCACGCATCGGGCCGCCTGATTGTTTCTCAGGTACCGATTGCGGCTTGCCGTGCGAGCCGCCTTGCTGCTTCAACTTGTAGAAATCCGTCGGCTTTTGCGACGGTGCTTTAGGTGTGATGCTCTTGGAAACAGCCATTATCTTCTCCTTGGTAGCGATGTCATGTACTGGACGCCCTGCGGATTGGTACCCATATGGGCGTTATCCGGCAATATATCACTAACGTTATCGCAAATGCTAGCGGCAAGTGCTTCCAGTCCTTCAATTAACGTTCTATGCGGTCCGCGCTCAGGTCCCCCCGATACGCGCAGGTCTCGCCCAAGGGGGTAGTTGTACCCTCCCGCCATCGCGTTCCCCGTGTGCTTGGCGTCCGGCGTCACCAGCAATAGCCGCTTGCCGCGCACCTCCGTTCGGATCAGCGGCGACAGCGCGCCTCTTGCGACAGACGCATAACCTCCTCTGTGCGCGGGCAAGTTGGCCGATCGCAACGCGTTCATCAAAGGTAGTCTGTCCTTCTGGTCGGCCACGTCGCCCGTCACCCAGCAGGACAACCGGCGCCCGGGATACACCGCCCTCACCACCGCCAAGATGTCCGGCACGGCATCTGCCGGCGACACGGGACTGGCCCAGTCGGCCAGCACGACAAGCCGCTCACCCTCTACCGCCACCAGCGCCGCCGTCGTCTCGTTGACCGACGCGTTAAACGCCAGCGCCAATTGCGTGCCCTGCGGCGGCTCATACTCCGCCACGAAGTTCCACGGCCCGAAATCCTCATACACCGCTGTGCCGGTGTACACCCGCAGCACATACGCCAGCGCGTTGACGATATCCCTCTTGCCCGACGGAAAGTTCAACAGTTCGGCCACCAGCTGCTGGTGCGCTCCCCTGCCGCCAACCAGCACGATGTCCCCCGCTTCGAAGAACGGTTGCAGTCCCATGATGAACTGGGTTTTGTCCATGTTCTGCGGCGCTTGCAGGGGCTTCAAGCTCAGCGACCTGCCCCGGCTTAGCATAGCGGCGCGCATGGGTTGCAACAACCATTCGTCCAGACTGTTCTTCTCGATGGCGACAGTTGCCTCCCCGAACTTCCTGGAAGTTGCGAAGCAGTCGTCGATCACCTGGTCAGGCCGCCAGTACTCCCCTGAACTGGCATGCACATACACCTTGGACCCCATGCGGCTGACCACGACGCGCCCGGTCCGGTCCGACTTCTTCACATCCGTCGTCCGCGCCGGATCCACTATCATCGTCTTCGGTAACCACGGAGCCGGGTCAAACATGACTTCGCCCAAGTGCCTATCCTCGAACGGCTTGTTCTGGCTATCCACCGCCATCAGCATATATTCCTGCAAGAACCCCCGCAGCTGCCCGGCGCGCTCAAACTTATCCCGTTCCCTGCGTATCCACTCCATCGGGTACCTGTCCGGCCAAGTCGCCTCTGTCCTCGGATCATCAATATCCCCGTTGCATATCGGGTACCTGCCACAAGTCCAAGACTCATCGGCCCGCAGCCGCGATATCATGCAGTCCTCCGCTAACGGTGTGCCCGTTATGCGAATCTTCCCCTTCTCCTTATCCATGGCGGGTATCAATTCCAGATAAATCTTCTTCATGGTGGCGTCCACCGCCGCCTTGTCCTTGACCGATGACCGGTTCTCGATGTCGTCCAGGTAAGCCCTGTCCGGCCGCAGGTCGTGCCACTTGAAGCCGCGCAATTCCTCTTCCCAGCCGTGGGCCTCGATCATGACCCCGTTCATGAGCTCGATCTGGTTCTCGTTCCAGACATTCCCTGCCAGTTTCAACTTCCCGAAGAGCGAGTACAACTTCATGTTCTTGACGGCTTCGTGCTTGATCGCCTCCAACCTCTGACAGGCCTTGGTGTACGTCTCCCCCAGAACGATGCAATAGCCGAAGTTGCCGTAGCACGCCTCAAGCAGAATATGCTCTTCCGACAAGGTGGACTTCGCCCCCTCCCGGAACGCCTCTATCAGCACGTTCTCATCGGCCGATCGCCACAAGTCCAGAATGTCGACGTGAAACGCGGGGCTTGCTTGCGGGTGCCTGTGCGGGAACAGCATGGCGCTTCCCAGCGCCCGGTCCTCCGATATCGCCTTTAACAGCGCGCCGTTGGATAACGCGGCCATCAGTTCGCCGTCAAATAATTCTGCCGCAGCAACACTATCTGAAACCCCGCCGATATCTCGGTGCTGTTCTGCCCAACCGAAATGATCCGCGCGGTGATGTCCGTTTGCGGCGGGTTGGGGAAACCGATGAGCACCGCTTCGTTATACGGAAAACCCGAGTTGATATCCGACCGCACCCCGTTGACCCTCGCTGTCGGCCCGCCTACGTTCGCGTTCAACGCCACTTGCCCGAAGTTCGTCGCCGGGCTGCCGGCCATGGAAAATTGCGCCGCCGTCAACACTCCCACAAACCCGTTCGGCACAGTCAATACCGCCTGTTGGCTCACCCCGATCCCCGCACGGATGATGCCTTGCGCAGAGCCGCCTGCGACCAGTTGCAAGGTGATATCCAGCGCGTTTATCTGCCCGCTGCCGGCAGCCGACACATAAAACGAATTGACCCTCAAGTACGCGTTGACCGTGTTGACGGCTGCGACGCCGTTCATAATCACCGTCTCCTGAATCTGGTTGAAGTTCGCGTCCAGCCCCTGGATAATCACCGCCCGCGCTCCCGTTCCGGCCGCCGTATCGGCGGCGCTGGCAGACGACACCTTGAGAATCTGCGCCGTCGCCAAGAAAGGGTAAAGCGTTCCCTGTTCACACACGTCTATCGGCGGGGACGCGGTGCCAACGTTCGCCACATGCCCGACCGCAAACAACACCTGCGTGTCGGCCACCAATCCCGCCGATGCCGCGAAAACAAACTCGGGGCTTATCGGGCTATTCGACATCGACTTGACGTAATTCCCCACGGCTTGCTCCTTCGAACAGGTTAATTCCCGCGAGTATATCCCATAAATGTTTTATGGTTCGCGGATCGGGAAAGCCCTCCGCAAAATCTCCAACCCCGGCGACCGGGGGCCGGGGACCCCCAGAGTTAAGGAAAACGATCAGTTTTTCGATTTTACATAATAACAGTTATGCGAATGTTGCACTGCAATACCCTTAATAATCAAGGACTTACAAAGCTTTTCATCCTGGAGGATATAAAAAACCCGGTCAATTGATCGTTGTGCGGTGCAGCATTCCGCATTAAGTTGTCATTTTATTACCAGTTCACATACTCCCGGGAGTATGCATATTTTCGAATTACGAATCCCTGTCACTTTCTTGATTGAACCCGGTCCATTGACCACAAACCCCTTTCACCTCTAAAAAACCTTAAATCTTGACCACAAACCGCGAAATAATCCATTTCACGTTTTTTCTAAAATAACTGCACCAATCCGATTGATGCAAATATTCCGAAAGCCCGCGTATACGCGCGCACGTCATGACTATGCATTTTTTGCATAACCTTTTACCACTTGCACACCCCTTTATCATTTGCTATATTTAAGATTCCGAATCACAACAAACCGGAGAAAACATCATGAACCACTTTATCGTTCTCATGGGCTTGGAACCCCGCGCTGCCGGCGTCGATATCACCTGTGGCTATTTGGAATACCTGAGCTATCATGACCTCTATAACCTTTTCGAACGCTCCTTTTACGTTCGCTCCGTCCCTTATTCAGCTATCACACTCCAATGATCTACGGCATCTTCATCCCGCAACAGGAACCGCCCATCAGCTACATGTACAGCGAATCCTGCCCCTCTTTCGAGGACATGGGCGACCATCTCGCCGAACGGCTGGGTTTCCCTAACCGCGATGACCTCTTACGCGCCAATCCGGGGCTGCGCCTGGCGGCCCTCACCCTCCAATAGAAAAAACGGCCTTTTGAGCCGTTTTTTCCTTTTCGGGTAGCCACCTATACCCCTAACCCTTTCCGCGCCCCCTATACCCCTCCTTCCCCGCCGTATCGGCAACCCTAGCTAACGGCTTGGTCCTGCAATCCCCACACACCTGAACCCTGTTCCTCACCATCTCGATCAACCCCACTTTGAACGGCTTCTTACAACGGCGGCATATCGTCATATCTTTCTCGAACTCAGACAAACCCGTAATATTTTTCATCTTCCTTTACTCCCTTCGAACAAGCTTTTTTTTACTCACTCAGGACCGCTGTCCTGCTCACTCAACTCAGATATAGATATCTGAGTGAGCTGAGCAGAAAACAGGCTTTGCTCAGACCTGCTCAAACTGCTCTGAGCAGACTTGAGTAACTTTTTTTACCAATTAGAGATTTAACACCAATTCATCCGGAAGACGATTTCCTTCAAATCCTATCCAATCCTTGAGACTGCGCCGCAAGTTGAAGTCCCTTTTTTTAGGCTCTTTTGCCCTCACCGCTTCGATCAATTCGATGACCGTTGTGGGTGCCGCAAGACATGAAATTTCCTCATAAACTTCGAGCATCAGGCTCATATCGGCGTTCGGTTTTCGTTTGTTTGGCTCCTTTTTCCTTGTCAATTCGATCTCTTCTATCGTGCAGGAGTCGATAACCCTGCCCGTCGCCGTATGTCCCAGTGGCTCCGACTTGACTAAACGGAAACCTAATTGTGTGCCGTCGTCATCGTCACGCGTCTTGTGGAAAACAATACGGTGAGTTCTGTTGGGGTGTTCCCCCTCGGCCGTAATCTCCGCCACGGCGTCCACGTTGGCGCGCAGTGCGTAAGACCCCCGGAAGTCCAAGCCGTCTTTACGGGAGTGGTGCACGACGATCACCAGGCAGTTAAGACGCAGGGATAGGTAGGTGGCGTGCTGGATGACGCGCCCCATGTCCTGAGCGCTGTTCTCATCTCCTGAGTGGCTGGTCGCCAAGGTATCCACGATCAGCATGCCTGCGCCGCCATGGGATTCGATAGCCAAGGCGATTTCGTCCACGTCGCCGGTGTTCATAAGATCGGGGGCCCGATCGGCGAAGAAGGGAATGGCGCCGGGGTAGCGCTGGACGTAAGCCGCTATCCGTTTGCGGATACCTCGAGAGGCTTCCGACGCTATGTAGAAAACAGGGGCCGCTGTCGTGGTGTTGGACAGCCAAGGCGTGCCGCGATGCACGCAGAATGCAAGGTCCAGCACGGCGAACGTCTTGGCAGCGCCCGACATGCCGTATACCATCGCAACACCTACATCGGGCAGCAAGCCGTCGACCCGGTAGGCGACGTCCTCGAACCCGGTCATGAAGTCGGATCCGGGTTTGAAGATGTAGCCTGTCTGGGGTGGGGAGGCTTTCAGGGGCGTATCGTATTGCTTAGCCATCTTGAGGATAGTTAAGCCCGTAACGGCGTCGGGGCGGTCCGATCGGATGTACGGCCAGACGTGGTTATCGATGAAGTCAGCGCTGTACTTGGAGGAACGCGCCGACCAGGCATGTGCCAAGCGCAAGCCGTGATCCTGGCCGCCGGTCTCGCGGTGGATGGCGAAGATGACATTACGCCAGTCGTCGTAATCGAGTTCGTTCTGGCCGGCATTGGGTATTTTGGTCAAAGCCGCTTTGAGTGTGGCGAAGTCCAGCGTCGGTTTCCACGACAAGAGAGGGTCGAGATCGGGCTTTGCGGCAGGCGCTTCGGCGCGCGTCTTTAGCTCCCACTGACCCTGTGCCACAAGGCGCGCTGCGATCCGCTCGAAGTCGGCGATGAAGGCCGTGGCGGTGGCATGGGTGAGCAACGGTAGGTCGGCGTGAGGCGTATCGGTCAAGCTGCCGCGAGGCCATGCGTAGGGCTGATGGGTGTCTGGGTGTTCGTTGAACGCGACCCACTGCTGCCCTTCAGCCAGTATCTCCAGGTGGTGGCTGACGTCGGTGAGCGGATCGTAATAGTGATTGGATGATAACTTTTTGAAGGTATCGTCACAACGGAAGGGCACAAGGAACTTAGGGGCCATGCCGATACGGGTGTGAAGGCCCGGTCCGAAGTGGCGCTCCATGAGCCGGCGCACTTCTTCCGCGATCGGGGCGTCAAGGATATCAACGTCGATGGCCGGTGTGTGTGCGGCGAGGATGCCAACGCCATCGTTGGCTGAGCCGTTGGCAAGCCAGCCGGCGAGAAGTTCGGGTGTGGCGGCGATATTCTGCCATCCGGGTTTGCGGGGGCCTTTTGCGGCGGGGGGTAGGGGGATGATAGGGTAGCCGAGCGCGACTAACTGCGCGCCGTACTCATTCAGGTATCGCATTGGCGAAACTCCAAGAGGCAACAACGCCACGGGTGCGGGGTGCAAGCCGTGGCGTGGGGTTATTTAGATTCGGGGTTTTGGCACTTCTGGAAGTAAGGGCACGACGCGCAGGTGTCGTTGACGTCGGCACGTGTAAGCTCCCCTTCCGCGGCAGTCTCTACCCGCGCCGCTAACTGGCTGGACGCGTTCCGGTAACCACTAGCCAAGTGCCCCAGAAAGGCTACCGACGTCCTGGCCGTATCAGCCACATGCTGCCTTTTGTCTCTCGGGGTGACGCGTACCCACTCTTTAAATTTTTCAGATGCCATGAACACTTCTCCTTGTTGAATGAGGGAAGTATAGGTGACAGCGCTAGACGGCAGCAAGTGATATTTTTATCTTTTGCTACTAGCATAG